TCGATCCAAACCCTCAGGCATTCGGGGCAGCATTTTTCCCGAAATACTGCATTTTTAAGGGGTGCATAAGCGGCGTGGGCATAGTCCCCGTCCGGCTGGCGTGCGGCGCCACATATAGGCTGGCCCGCTAAACTTCCCGTATGGGTTAAGTGTTTCATGGTTCGGCCTTTCAGAAAAGGGGCGGTTGTGCGCCCGTGGTTTTTGGTTGGTTGGTTGTATGCGTGAGGGTGAAGGCGGCGGCTTCGGTTGCTTGCTGGGGATCAAGCGGCATAAATTCTCCGGCTTCGCCGTGCCAATAATTCTGGCTTAGAGTCACGCGAAAAGTGCGGGCGCAAGCCTCGGCATTGGCTTTGGTCGTGGGGGCGCATAGTGGCATCCCGTCTAAAATAATGCTCCATTGATCGCGGCTATAGCTAAGATATGCGCGGGGGGTCATGCTTCAACCCTCCAAGCCTTACAAGCGCGTCCGCTAAGATAGTAAATGGCGGACGGGTCTGCGGTGCGGTATTCGTCCAGCATTGCGCGGGCTTCTTTGCGCGTGGCGAATTCATCGACGGTTTCTAGGTATCCATCACCCTTGCGTTGTATGTATGTCATGATTTTCCTTAAAGTGTGGCGCGGTTTGCTAGTGCTTCGGATATTTCGCCATTGCGGCGCATACAGTCCAAAAAATCAACCCATGTTGATCTAATGGTTGCGTTATAGTCGTTTTGCTTTGTACGTCCACGGCGAGTAAATTCGGGGTGATACATCCAAAAGGCGGCGCGTAATTGTTTTTGTGTGGTCATTCGTTTGTCTCCTGATAGCGTTTAATTTCTGCGGCTGCTGCGGCATTGATAGCGGTAAAGTCAACCCCTGCGGCTTTCCATAATTGCGTAATTTTTCGGGCGTTTAATTCGGTGGTGTCCAGCATTGTTATGAGAACGACAATTCCACGGGCGGCGGCTAGTGGTTTTTGATGTTCAATAATTTGCTTTGCGTGAAACATTGCGCCCGCGCCATAGCTACCATTAAAAAGCCAATTAATCCGATTAATGCTAGTCTGTGGCTCTAGTCCCTCAGCGTCAATTTTCCAGTCTTTCCCCAATAGGCGGCGGCTTTCAAGCCATTCAAAATGCTTTTTTAACTCTCGATCTTTGTATTCTGTTTCGGTCATCTTTCATTCTCCTGTTTGGCGTGATTGCCCGTAAACCCTGACGCGCAGGGCTTACAGTCCGTCACTTGATGCCGCAAAATTTAAAAGCGGCCTTCCAGTACTTCGCATTTTTCGGCGGATTGTTGTGGGAATAGTGCAGGGCGTGAGTCGTATATTCTCCCGTGGTGTAGTCCTGTTCGGGTTCTGCCTGTAACCATTCGCGGGTGTGTCCGGCTGCGGGGCTGCATGATGGGTAACTGAAACCCTCGCGCTGGATCAGTTGGATTAATTCGCGGAAAGTGAGGGGATCATCTTCAACAGTAAACCCGTGGTCTATGCTTTCCCCGTGTTCGGCGCTTTCGTGGTCATCGGTGCTATAGGTGCGTGATATTAGGATCATGGCGTTATTCTCCAAAGTAAGCGAAAAGGGGGATAGCAAGGGCGCTTAACAGGGCCACAATTAAAAATGCAGGGTCTTGCGTCCCGAATAGGTAGCCCGCTAATAGCAGGGGCGATTTAATGCAGTAAAAATGCCATATTTTCATAGCGTCACCTCTATGTAATACGTCCCCGTTGCCAAGCCTTCAAATAGGGCTTTCGCCCTGTTGTCGGTTATTTTTCCCCCCCAAGGCTTCGTAGCCCGTAAGTCGGTTGTGGGGTTCTTGAATTTGTAATGTATATCCCCATTGGGGTATACGTTCACAGATATTATCTGTGTCGAAAGGTTGGCGCCCCACAGTTGGGCGAATGTAAGACAGTGTTTATTCATGGTGTCATTCTCCGCGAGCTTCGTCGATGTTGCTGATTACGTCATTAAAATCTATCCCGTCCAGCGCATCAAATAGGTCTGTTATTGTTGTCGATGCTTCGTCCAGGCGTTCAATTGCTTGTTCCATGTCCTGCCCGCGTTCGCCCTGCTGAAGCCCTTCGGGTAAATTGTCGAATGACTCTTGTTCGTTGTCCCGTTCTGAGTCGATTTGATCGCGGATACTTTCTGTTTCGTTTTTTAGGGTTTCAAAAGTGATTTTTAATAATTCAATTTGATCGATTATTTTAGATAAGGCATTGCGCCGTTGCTTATTCATGGCGTTATTCTCCAAGGGTTTTAAAACGTAGGCACTCGGAATAAGTGCCTGTAAATATGATCCTGTAGCTATTGCGAACGTCTGAGCCCTTGCAGACTATGATATTTCCGTGGCTATTTTTTTGTGCGGTGTACATGGTGCGGCCTTTAAAAGTATCCGAGGGGTTCGCCTGATTCATCGTAAACGCGAATAACCAATAATCCTTTTTTATTGCCGATGTTTTCGGCCTTGTAAGTCCATTCGCCATCGTCGGCGGTGCATTGCGCTGCTATAAAGCGGGCGGCTGCGGGCGTGAAATAGTTTGTCGGTTTGTCCAATAGGGTTTCCATGGTTTTCCTTTCTGTTCGGCATAATTGCCCGCTAACCCTCGGAAAAGGGCTAGCAGTCCGTTACGCTTTCGCCCAATACCCATAAACGCACCGACGGGAAACGTGTTTTGTGCCGTCAGCGTTTACCGAATACGTTTCGCGCTGGGGGTTCCAAGTGTCGTGAATCACGCCATCGATCACGGCGGTGTAATGTTTGCTCACCGAAACAATCAAGCGGCCCGCTGGTAACTCGCCATCATGTAAGTGCACTTTGCAACCCGTGCCGATTCCCATTGTGGGAAACCATACAAAGCCAATCGAGGCCATATAGTCCTTGAACCATTTGCGCGTTACGCTGATGCCCTTGCCCGCGCTTGCAGCACGTTTGCCCCGCTTGCCCGCTGATTGGTCGCCCGTGCCCTTTGCAAGTGCGGCATATACGTCCGCATATGGTAAGCCTGACGCTATTGCAATAGAACGGGCAACACAATCGCCCGTCATGCCCTTAAAGCCTGCGGCTTGCCTTCCGCCGTCGTTGTACTGATGTTCCATAGTTTTCCTTTCGTTTGTACCAGTTATATAAACGGGCTTCCTGCCTGTTATGTTGACAATTCTACAGTCAATTTTTAGGTGACAATTTCAGTAATTACTACTGTGTTTATGTCCAGACTGTATGTGTGATTTGCGTTTTCCGCTTTTGTTCCTATAATCCGCCATCGGTCGCGGCGGTCGCGGCCCCATTAAAAGGCGAAGCCATGCAGCGTAAATTGTCAAGGAAGGAAGTAAATAACGCATTAGATACAGTCCCATTGGAACAACTGTTTTCTTTAGACGTTTCCAAAGGGTTAACCCATAAACAAAAGACATTCGCTAGGGAAGTGGCAAAGGGGTCAACAAAGGCCCAAGCGTACAGGACAGCATATAAACCTAATGCGACTCCAGCGACAATCGTATCCGAGCCTTATGCGGTTGCACGAAACCCATTGGTGTCCCGTGAAATCGAAGCCTACAAGCTTGCATTAGCGGCGCAGGAATACCAATCCCCTGCCGCCTTGCGTGCTTTGGTGATCCAATCCCTCGTTCAAGTAGTCATCGATCCCACGGCGAAACAAGCCACAAAGGTAGCGGCTGCAAAGGTGCTCGGGACAGTTACCGAAGTGGCGGCATTTACCGAACGGAAAGAGATAACGACGATCAAGCATAGCGCGGATGCGCGGGCGCAAGTGCTGGAGCAGATTCGCGCAATCATGCGGGCGCAATCAATCGATGCCGTGGATGTCGATGCCGATTCGCTACTAGCGGAACTCGACCCCCACCCACCCGCCACCCCCCCAAATGCCAGCGAGGAGTCCCTGCATACATTACATACTATTCCTCACGAATCATCAGAAGATTTTTCCCAACCATTAGATGCTCAAAATCCAGAAGACCCCCCCTTGTCTTCCGAATAAAAAGGGGTGGGGGGTATATAAAATTTGGGAACACGTTCCTTGCCATTTTCACAATTATTCCGAGTGGTAACGTTACCAGATGACACCTAAATTCTAGGAAATACGTCTAAACAGTTGATTTATAACGGCTTTTTCGGAAATGAAAACGTAAAAAATGGGTGATTTTGGAGCAAAGTCCCCTTGGTTTTCACAAGAATAGTAATTTTGGCAAGGATTAGCATGGGAACAGTGCAGATAAATCAGAAGATGATTAGAAGATTGGCGGATTTGACGTATGAACAGTGTATGGAGAAGGATATGAGCCCCGGGCAGAGTGAAGTGTTTTTGATTATTGATGAATGGTGGAAGAAATTTGGGTACTCGCCGTCTTTGAGGGAGATTGCGTATCAGAGAAACAAGACTGGGCTGGGGAATACGAAGAGGATTGTGGATAACTTGGTGGATTTGGGGGTTGTGAAGAGATTAAAGGGTAGGGGTAGGACTGTCAGACCTGTGTATATCAACTTTAGGACTATCCAATGAAGTTAGAGGACTTGATTGACAAGTTAGAGCCTGCTGAGTACGAGAAGTTCATGGCAGATGTGATGGAGTACAAGTCTGCGCTGGGGCGGGAGTTGGCTCAGAAGTCTTTTATGGAGTACGTCAAGATCATGTGGCCCGGATTTATCCATGGGAGACACCACTCTGTAATGGCGAAGAAGTTTGAGGCTATCGCCGATGGGAGTTTGAAGAGACTAATCATCAATATGCCTCCACGGCACACGAAATCTGAGTTTGCCTCCTATTTACTTACGTCTTGGTTCTTAGGGAAGTATCCTGACAAGAAGGTGATTCAGTCTTCTAATACGGCGGATCTTGCGGTGGGATTTGGACGGAAGGTAAGGAACTTGGTTGGGTCAGAGGCTTACGCCAAGGTATTCCCTAATGTAAGTTTGCGGCAAGATAGTAAAGCCGCAGGCCGGTGGGCTACTAATCAGAACGGGGAATACTTTGCTATTGGGGTGGGGGGGACTGTTACCGGGAAAGGGGCAGACTTACTCATCATTGACGACCCACATTCAGAGCAGGAGGCGGCTTTAGCTTCTGGAGATCCGTCTGTCTTTGACAAAGTGTATGAGTGGTATACCTCTGGGCCGCGTCAGCGTCTACAACCCGGTGGGGCGATTGTTATTGTAATGACTCGCTGGGGTGAGAAGGATCTGACCGGCAGAGTTATCAAAGATGCCATGCTCCGGGACAAAGGGGAAGAGTGGGAAGTCATTGAATTCCCGGCTATCATGCCTTCGGGTAAACCCTTATGGCCTGAATTCTGGTCGGCTAAGGAGTTGGAGGCTCTAAAGGACGAACTACCCCCGGCTAAATGGTACGCACAATACCAACAGACACCTACTGGAGAAGAAGGTGCGTTAGTTAAGAGGGAGTGGTGGAAGATCTGGAAAACAGAAAGACCGCCGGATTGTGACTTTATTATTCAGTCTTGGGATACGGCGTTTACAAAAAACGAAAGGTCTGACTATTCCGCCTGCACTACTTGGGGTGTGTTTAGGATGGACGATGATCCTAATAACATACACATTATCCTGTTGGATGCTTTTCAGAAACGGATGGAGTTTCCGGAACTTAAAGCTAAAGCTCTTGTGATGTATCAAGATTGGGAACCTGATGCTTGTATCATTGAGGCCAAAGCGGCTGGGGCTCCTCTGGTATTTGAGCTTAGACAAATGGGGATAGCCGTGTCAGAATATACGCCTACCCGTGGCAATGATAAATTTGTGCGTATCAATTCCATTACTGATTTATTCAGTAGTGGTAAAGTGTGGGCTCCTGAAACAAGGTGGGCTTCAGAAGTGATAGAGCAGATGGCAGCTTTCCCCAATGGGGATCACGATGACTTGGTTGACTCGTCAACACAGGCGCTAATTCGTTTTAGAAAAGGTGGCTTTATTCGTCTGGACTCAGATGAAAAAGAAGAGATAAAGAGTTTCCGCCGCAAGAACACTTACTATTAAGGATGTGATATGGCTAAGTCTGATTCTTATGATATGTTGTTTAGTTTACCTACTGGGGTA